CTCTTCTATAATATAATAAAGATCTATCAGTTCTCCACGACATTTTAAAGCTTCCTCAATAGCTTGTTCTTTATCAATTTTAAAATGTTTAGCCAATTGCTGGAATAATATTTCTAATTTATTAAATTCGTCTTTTTCAAAATCTTCAAGTAAACGTTTTCTACGAGAACGTAATAAAGATGTCATTTCAACATATTTCCCTATATCATCACCACACTTTAAAGCAATTTCATTCATTTCATGCTCACACCAATCTGATTGGTATTTGTAATGTGAATAATCAAAATCTCCATTTAATATGCGGTCACGAAGTAGAGATTTATTATCTAGAGGTTTATTTGGATTATCATACATCCTCCACCACCTAAACGCGTTGTAATTTAGTTTGCGCAATTTAGAAAACTTTTTATCTAACTGTTTTCTAGAGGTTGTTGGGTTGAAGGGTATAGTCATTAACCTTTATTAAAGTATTTATTTATTAGTTTGATTTTAACCTCTTCACTAATCTCGTTTGTCTGATATAAATTTTCTATTAGCTCTACCATATTTAAGATTTATCATTATATTTCTTTACAATGTTATCCCAAGTTAAATTACTAGCTTGAAATATAAGTAAGGCTACCATGTCTGAATCACACCAACCCATTGGCTCGATTGGGCAACCATCTACTGAAGAATTGGTAATAAGAACTTCAGCCGTACTAGTCTGTGGGTTTGGGTTTGAATCTCTATAGCTTCCATAACAACCTTTCCCCCATTGAATAGAAATTTGATTCCCATTATCAAATGTCATAAATACTCCAGTCGATTCTTCAAATAATGGATCTTGAAAGGAGTTAGTGTTTGTTTTACAAATCTTTATCATAACCTTTATTGTTTTAATTAATTGTTCGACTCATTCGAACACGTGAATATACGAACCCTCCTCGGGGTAACCACATTTTACGCAATAGAAATTTTATCTATCGACATTTTGTAAATTGTTCTTGTACACATCATATCATAGGAATACAAGGAAATATATTTTTTGGAAAATTTGCTGACATTCATACCATTTATACCATTTCCACCCCACACGGCATAATCTATTTTATTGTCATAAGAATTATAGGCTTTTAATCTATATGTTTTATCATTATAAACAAAATTAAGACTTTCTTCATTCTTTAAATTTTTGATTTTTTTAATTACTTCTGACATAACTTTTATTTTTAATTAACTGTTCGACTCATTCGAACACGTGAATATACGAAGGATATCCCGGGTAGCCAAATCTTTATGTGGAAGTCTTTAATGAAATTATTAATCTAATATTTTTTTATTAAATCATCATTATTCTTACCTTTATTTTTTAATTGAATAAGTTTACTAAGTTTATTTTGAAGATTTGCCCAACCATCTTCTCCAGATTTATTAGCTCTAGAGGTATTTCTTATTTTTTCCTCTAATAACGATATTTTATAGTCTAAATCATCGATAGGTTCTACCTTAATTGGGGGTTTTGTATAAGCCTGGTAGTGTTCTCCATCATTTCCATTTTGTGCTATAATGTTCATTCTTTTTTCAGCTGCCTCCCAATCAATTTCAACACCCTCATCTTCTAAAATATGTGGGGGAGTTGTAGGTTTTTCAGTAATTGGAACTATTTCCCTATAGAGGTTTTTTTTTGTAATTGGGGTAAGTCTAGCAAATGCAAAATTTGCAGCTATAACTAGGGCTATTGCTAAAGGGTCAAAGACAAATACAATGGTTAATAATAAATAATTAATAATTCTATCCATTGGTATACCAGTTAAACCTGAGAGGTATTTTAGTGGGCCTAATTCTCCAGCTATATCACTACTAGTAGATATTTCAACAATTTCAGTCTCATATTTAAATAGTTTTTCATTTAAATCATCTACTTTAGTATTAATTATATCTTGCCTCCCAATAGCTTGGTCTAGTTGTTTTTCTAAAGCTCTACGAGTTGATGAGGATGTTGTTGTTACTACGTTACCTAATGTGTCTGTATAGCGTATAACGTTGTTACTTAAACCAGACCTTAAACCGGCCACGGAGTTATTTATATTCTTTTTTTCGTCGTTATATACGAATAATTGGTTTTTTACATTATCTCTTTTAACCTCAACAAGTGCAATTTGAGCTTCTACATTTCCAGATTTTGAAGCTGTTTCTTGATAGGCAGCACTTAAAAAACCATAAATGCCTATAGAGGTAATTAAGATTAAAATAAAACAGGATATTGACAAGTAATATTTTAAAAATTTTGGAAGGGTTTTACGATATTGGTATAGGAGAGATGCTATTACTAATTTAGCAAATTCTAAAGAAGATGCCATTAAGATAACTGCAAAAGCGGCACCTGCAAATAGTTTGCTCAAACCACTAATAGAATAAAATGCGGCAGATGCAGATACTGAGAGAGCTGATAGGGCTATTAAAAAGGGAAATACCCTTTGTTTTATTTTTTGTATCATAGGTTAAAATATAAAAATAACCTAATTATACTCCAAGCTATTATTTTAAGTTTATTATATCCTTGGATTCAATTAGGGTATATGTGAAGGAATTACCGTAAATATCTTTTGAAAGGTTTACTAACTCCATTAATTTTTGGAAATCATCATAAGAGGCTACTACTTGACACCCAGCTGACCATTTATCTACTTGAGTAGATTCACCATGGGGGTTTGAGGTTGCCCTGTGGATGTTAATTCCAAACATACCTTCTTGTAAGCTGTATTCATTAAAATCATACTTATCATCTTTATTATCATCTCTATAAACTTCTACTGGGAGTTTTTGGACAAGTGCCTCATATTTGCCTTGGTGTAGTCCAGTTTTGTAAGCACCTCTATACTGTCCAGGTTTTAGTATTGCAACTCCATCGGGGTTTAATAAATTTTCAGAATAATATATTCCCGGATCGGTTGTGCATTTAAAACATGAGAATTTTGACTCACAATTTACAGAGTATGAAATTGATAGGCAATCATCGAATTTATTTGTTATCTCATCATAAGTAGTGGAGTTTCTTATCCCAACTATATTTAAATTATAATCTCCTCCTTCGAACCATTTATATCCTTTTGATTCTACTGCTACTTTTATTTGATCTTTTGTAAAACAATTCATTATTTTTATTTTCTTATACCTTTATGTTGGTCTAATTTATCTAAAATTATATTTAATAATTCATTTTTAATAAGCCCAGCCATAGAAGCATTTTTTAATGCTGATATTACTTGGAATACAATGAAGGGTGCTATAACAGTTTCACTCAACCACCCAGTACCCATAAATCCTTTTTCTATCATTAAAATAACTGTTAAAAGAAGTGACCATGTAAATATAGACTTAATTATTTTTAATGCCTTATAAGTTTTAAATCCTTCTCTCTTAACCCCAGCTAACATTCCAAAAAAACCATCAAGGAAGACCACAGCTACTACGGCTAAATATTGTTCATTATTAGTGGTTGTAAGTTCCATAAAATAGGATAATATAAACCCAAAACCTAAGGAGGAAGCTGTAATTATTTTCATATATGTATTTTTGATCATGTTGGGGTGTTGTTATTATTTAGTGTAATATCAACTTATGTCTAACTATACATATAGAAAAGGGAGGTGCTATTGCACCTCCCCTTATATAAAAAACTAAAATATATTATCTTATTTTACTAAACCTCTCACCCAGACTTTTAATAAGTCCCAATTACGTGAAGCAAATATGCCAAACGCAAATCCTGCGTAGATTTTAAAACCAAGGGGCCAAAGTGCTAATCCAATGATTAACCCTAAAAAGCCTTCTATACCGTTACCCACTATCCAAGCTTTTACAGCGTTGAATGTTCTTTTGATGAAGCCATCTGCTTCTCCTTGTACTGCTTTGTTTTTTGCCATTTTATTATGTTTTTATATGGTTTGCTATTATACATATTGTAGGAAATATTAAATCCACCAATTACTTTTTTTATAAAAATACCATTACCCTTCACAAGCACTACAAGTTAATAAGTCTTGTGAAAATTGTTGAGCAGCATTTAAATTATATTGGTAATATAATGATTTTATCCCTTTATCAAATGCATCTAAATGTAATTTAATTACATCTTTAGGGGATGCGTTAGGGTGAACTGCTAGATTAATAGACTGCCCCATGTCTATATGTTTCTGTCTTTGAGCAGCAAGATTTATTACATCTACTTGTGATATTTCATGGAATAGTTTAAATACATCTTTCTCATGTTCTGATAGAAATGATAAATGTTGTACTGAACTTCCGTAGGCTAAAATACTTTCCCATACTTCTTCAGTATCTTTACCTTTAGATTTAAGTAATGCCTCTAATTCACGATTTTTCCACTCTACTTGAATTTTTGCAACCATTTTTTCCCCATAGTTTATTTTATGTGGTTCAATACCTTCACTATAGGCCATTGTAACCCCACCATCTATAAAACTAGTTGATTTTTTTGGTGCTTGAGCCATACGACTTGTATTACGTTCCCCATATCCTTCTAACATTTTTGGTTCTCCAAAATGTGCAGCCATCCACTTTGAGGCTCTATCACCTTCCCCTCGCATTGTAGAAAATATATTATTATTAGTACCTAAAGATTCTAAAGACCCAAATACTATATTATTCTTTTGTAAATATGAATGAAATGATGATATCCCCATACCTATTGCTCTGTGTTCTTCTGCAAATTTAATTGCAGATTGAATAGCCGGGATTTTTTTTCCTTTTTCTATATATTCTTCTATAACACAATCTAATGCTATATTCATATCGAATAAAAAGTTAGGATCCTGTTTAATTTCATCCCAATGGTAGACATTTATTGAAGATAAACAACAAGCAAAGGTTTTATCATAATCTGTATATTCGATGGCTTCAGCACATATATTTGCACTGCGTATTCTCATACCTTTATCTATATAAGATTGGCAGATTCCTTTATTTGAATTTTCTTCATCTAAGATATAAGGGAAACCAGCTTCTTTTCTAGTATTTAATATTTTAGTAAATATCTTTCTCCTTTTTTTATCCCCATCTTTAAGTGCTTGTCTAAACCCTACAGGGAGTACTACTGCTGTTGTTATTGTAGTAAGAAATCTCTGTTTATCTTTAGGTATCCTTTCAGTCCCAATATCTAAAAAATCCATTATTTCAGGATGATCAGCATCACAATAAAAAGTAATAAAACCTCTTCTTTGGGAGTTTTGAGCTGTTTTACATATCATATCTGCATATAATTCAATCCAATCTATAATACTATTAGCTTCACCCCCAGCAGCTATTGGGGTTCCTATTGGTCTAAGATCTGAAATGTTTACTGCAGTACCCGAACCTTTACTTCCTAGAATACCAGTTTCATAAAGTCTTCTATATATTCCATCCATAGAGTCTTCTAACAAGGTATGGTTACAACTTATGGGTAAGTTATGTTCAGATCCAAAGGATCTTATTATAGGTGTTGACCATGACGGCCATCCTTTAGATATATAACCTTCAAACCTTTTACCTATACCTTTAACATATTCTTTAGATTCTTTAGTTTTTGCTAATTTGGTAGAATATTTTTGAATTGTATCACATATGGTTTGGAACCTAACTTCCGGAGTTTCACCATCATCTAAATAACCCCTCTGTAGCATTTCTACTTGCTCATCATCTTTAAGCCATTTTAATTCTAGTCCCATGCTTCGTCTGTTATTAAGTTTGTTTTATTATAATCTGTACTTTTCTGTGCAAAGAAATCAAAAGCAATAGGTGCTTTAGCCATTCTATCAAAATACTCTGTTGGCTTTAATAATTCTTTATTTACTTCATATTCTTTTTCATACCCAATTAATTCTAAACCATGGTTTAATCTTTGCTTTGTGTACTCTTTAATAACTGCTTTAGGCATAAATTCTAGTTCTCCTTCTTCAAACACCCAGTCTATTAATTCTTCTTCAGCTTTAAGTGCTTTTCTAATATTTCTACGAATTTTATCTTCCATTTCCTGATCAAACCATTCAGGATTTTCTTGTTTAATAATTTTGATTAATTCAGCTCCAAACTGGGCATGGATTGCTTCTTCTTTACTAGTGGCATTAACTACAGTAGTAAAGTTTGTAAACATATTTTCATACTTGCCGAATGCTGATATGGTTAGGAAATTAGCAAACAAACTTGCATTTTCTACTAATAAAGTAAATAAAATTAATGATTTAGTAAATTCCTTATTAGACCTAGATGTATATCCCTTTAAATATTTATTTAAATAATTTACCCTACCTGCTATTTGAGGTATTTCCATTATTTTCCCAAAATCTCCATCTAGCCCTAAAAGATCTAATCCCTGTTTATAAGTTCTTCTATGTACTACTTCATTTCCTGCAAAAACATGACCTGCATCTGCTATTTCAGTTTTAGGTAACCTTATATCTATCCTAGCCCAAGATGTTTTTACTTTATTTTCTACAACACCTATACATAACATTGATCTTTTTATAGCTTCCTGCCAGTGAGGTTTAAATTTTGTTTTAAAATCCCTTACGTCTCTATCGTAATCAAAATGTTCAGGTGTCCAAAAGGCTTCCCAAATTACATTGGTATATGGTAATAAATGCGGGTAATCATTTCCTCTAACATCTTCGCTAGGTTCGAATATGTCTTTTTTCATAGTTTTTTTATTGTTTTTAGGTTAGTATATTGGGATAGGTTTAGTTTTAACATATTTTATTATTTATTTAGTTCAAAAAATTTATTTTTCAATGTTTGTTTATCAAAATTATCAAAACCACCTCCAAAGTTACTTTGTTGAGGTTCTTCCTTTTCATAATCATCCTCATTATAATCATGTACTTCAAAATGTCCTGTAGAGGTATCTGCTTTCACACCATATGTTAAACCATCCATACCATAACGGTTTTTCATAATATGAAATCTACCAGTTCCATTTACTTTATCCTGTTTTTTTCTTGAAAGAGACATACAAAAGTCGGTAATCATAATTTTATCATATGAACCTGCTGCTTTATCTCCCTCAATAACATCATCTTTAGCTCCTGCTCTATTTACTTGAGAAACTGACCAAATCGGTACATCTAATTCTCGAGCTAATCCTTTAGTGCTTGTATAAATATCATCAATTTCTCCTTTTCTATCAGCAGTTCTCTTTTTTGTTGAAAGTAAATCTACATAATCTATTATAATTAAATCAGCCTTAGTTCCTAAATCTTCTACTTTACGAATATGGGATTCAATAGTAGACATTGTTGCACGACCCGTAGGAAATTCTTTAATAATTAATTCTCCTGGTAGTTCAGGTAGTATTTCTTCAATCCTAGCCCTATTCTGTAAGACTTGGTCAACCGATATCTTACTAAAGAAAGCATCATATCTTCTACCAACATATTGCTCCCCTAATTCTAAAGTATAATGAATTACATTATATCCCATCCTTACAGCATACCCTCCTAAAGCAACTAATGACCATGATTTACCCCCTCCTGGATTTCCAAATATAAGACCAAAATCACCATTACCTAAACCGCCTTGTAAAATATCATTTACTCTATCCCATGGAGTTGGTATCGTAACTCTTGAATCTTCTCTAAAACGGGATTCAATATCTTTATTATATTCATGTCCTACATTCTTATCATTACCTGCTTTTAATGCCGATTCTACTAAATGTTTTATCCCATCAAAATCTCCAGCTTTAAGTAAATCCACACTATTAAGTAATGCTTTTTTTAACTGTTGGTTTTTACAAAATGTTGAAAATTCTTCTTGAACATATTCTAAATCTTCATCTGATGATTGGAATGCTGCTTTTAATTGTTCTTTTACAGATAGTTTTAACACTTCATTTTCTATCTTTTGGAGTTCAACTTTTAGAATCTCCATTGAAGGGGTAGTATGATATTTATCGTAATATTTAAGTATTTCTTTAATAACCCACTGTTGTGCTTGGTTATCAAAATATTCTTCACTTAAAATGTCATGAATATTAATTAAAAACTCTTTATGAGTTAATAATGAGGATAATACCTTTATTTGAAAGTGATTACCATATTGATTTAAACTGGTTAATGTCATACAACTTTTTATTTTTAGAACTGATTTTAATTATAACTTTATTTTTTCAAATATATCTTTTACCCAAAACTCTACGTTTCGAATCATCCCTCCAAGCTTATCCTCATTATAAAATGAAACAAAGGTTTCGGGGAGGTACTCATACTCATTAGTTTCTACACATTTATCTAAATATTTTTTATCCCTTTCATCTAACATTGGATTTGATAAATCCATTATTTTATAATTTGTCCTTAATTCCTCTATATGTTGAATTACACGAGCATATATCACATGATCCTTAAACTTTTTCTCACAAATACTATAAATATCATCTAAGGTTACCCTACCTTCAGTTAGTTCCGGGAATTTTTTCATTAATCCTTTTTCCCCTAGCCCCTTAACACCTTTTATCTTATCTGAATTATCCCCTAATAAGGTTTTATATATAATAAGATTTTCAGGCATCATGTTATACTTCTCCTTTACAGTTTGTTCTGTATAATAGTTTTTTTCCATAGGACGATATACAATAATATTCTCATTTATTAATTGTAAAAAATCCTTATCAGATGAGACTATAAATATTTTGTCTTCAGGTTTTTCGGGAATTACACCGGCTAAATAAGCTATAACATCATCAGCCTCAACTTTAGGTAAAGTAATAGTTTTAACTGGTAGTGTTTTTAAGTATTGAATTATCCTAACCATTTGATCTACCTTGGCATCATGTTCATCTTCTAAGTCATCAAAAGCATCCCAATTAGTAATACGCTGTAAGTCTCTACCTGATTTATATTCAGGTAAGAGGTTTTTTCTAGCATTAGCTGACCCTGGACCATCAAATATTACATAAACATGGGTTGGGTCTATTTGACGAATTAAGGCTCCTAATGATCTAAAAAAACCACCTAAACCACCAATATGGACTCCCTCAGGATTAACCATATTCATCATTGCGAAGTTTCTAAAAAATAGATTTAACCCATCTATCATTAAAACTCTTTTACTTTCTACAGTTTCCTTCCCTTGCTCATCGATGTTATCGAGGAGATTTAATAATTCTTTTTGATTCATTTGGTGTTTTATTTATACCCGAAATATACGAAAGATACTCCGGGTATCAAAATTTACTGTGGTTCGTCTGTGTGAGTTGTTATGTCAGTATAAGCTTGATCTTCTTCAGCAATTATAAAATCACCCCCACCTAAAATCTTCTTCCAGGCTTCCGATTGTTCATTCTTGTACTTTTTCAATGCTTTATCATCATCTAAAATAAAACCATGGGGTGTCATAACTATTTTACCTCTAGTAGTAACACCATTAATGTGATTTTTATCAATCTGGATATTTACTCTTTTAGCAAATTCAACTTGCTTCCCATCCTTAATAGCTTTAATTTTAGAAGTTCCAGCTGACATGACATTTCCAAAAGTTACAACAAATGTAGAATCAAACCACATAGCATATCCCCCTTTGTTCATTAATTTTGGCTGCCCCATTGGAGATTCTGCTTTTAATGTCCAAACTTTATTAATACACACAAGTGTATTAGTGTAAGGTGATGATTCTTTTCTTGATAGTGTAATACGTTGGTTTACGCTGTTCCCAAATTGGGTTGACATAGCACCTGCATTCCATTCGTTATTATTCTTATTGGATTTAATAGACATTTCACAAGGAACTGAACCAATGCTGTCCCAAAGAAATAATAAATCATATGGTAAATTACCATTTTTTTGTTCATCAATTAAGTCTAAGATAAACATAGCAACATCTTCAATTGAATTGATAGTTTCTCTATCTACATAGATAAAATTACCATTATAATCTACAACTTCTCCTGTTTCTTTGTCTACAACTTCGTTAATGTTTAACCCCATCATTTGAGCATGTTCCCAAGACCACTTCATCTCTGTAATAATAAAGACAGGGAGTATTTTTCGCTTTTGAGCTTCAACAGCTGCTTCTAATAATGCTGTTGTTTTCCCTGTATCTGAATGACCCCTAAGTAGACATATATGTCCCATAGGAATACCAGGTACTGAAGTAATTTCTTGATACGCATCTGAAAGAGGTATCCACTCTTGTTCTTTAAATTTCGCTTTAGAGGTTAAACCTTTTTTAGATTTAAAACCGTCTAAATTGAAATTTGCTTGTATTTCTGAGGAGACTGCCTCCGATAGAGATTTTTTAGGTCTTGCCATATATATTTAATTAAAACGGTAAATCGTCTGTTTTTGTATCATCACTAAAAAGATCATCAAATTTTTGTGATTTTGTTTTTTTAACTGTAGATGTAGTTGTATCTACGGAGTAATTAGATTTTTTAACATCACTGTCAAAAGCTACGGGTCGTTCAGAAATAATTGAATCTTCTTCTTCACCTTCAGGTGCTAAGAATTCTTGTAATGATGATTTCATCTCATCATAAGTAAGTGGTTTAAACACTTTCATAGGATCAGCTTGATCTTCTAATAAACTTTTAGCAACGACTTCATCATCTGATAATTGGGTAGTCTTTAATGATGGTCCTATTGATGTTTTATTATAAGGAGTACCAGTTGATTCTGGACCTACAGTTGATAATTTAATATCACGTCCTTCTACAATATCTGTAAAATCTCCAATTTCATCATCAGAAGCCATATTAAGAAATTCCTGATATACTTCTTTACCAAACTGCCATAATTTAACACCTTCTCCTTCTTCACCACGAATAACTACAGGTGCGAATATACGAGTTTTTGGGTCTAATTTCTTAGCCAATCTCCAATTTTCTTTATCATTGGTTTGACGAAGTTGTTTAGCAAATTCCATAATTGGGTCTTTCTCACCCCAATTAGAAGGAGAAGCCATTACTTTTTTAGGACCAATTCCATAATAGAATTTCATCTCTGTAAAAGGGAACGATTTGTTGTATTTGTTTGGGACAACTCTAATTAGCTGTTTACCAATAGAGGGTTTCCAAAATAATTGTTTTTGAGTACCTCCTGAAGTGTTTGTCTGGCTCTGTAGAGAGCTAAGACGTTTTTTGATTGCATCTAAATCCATAATGTAACTTATTTTTAATTATAACTATTTGTATGTAACTTAATATACGAACTATATTTTGGGGGACCAAATTATACCTCGATTATTTTGTGTATTTTTGTATTTAATTGCTTTAACTCATCATGTTGGGTAAGTAGTACGCAATTTTTATAATGTTTCCAATCTATTGGAAATTTAGTATCAACTACACCACCATTCAGTTTTTTTATTAACTCATTTAGAGCATTGATAGTATAAAGAGTATTTGTATCTTTTTTCCTATGAACCATAATAGTGTTAAGGGGTAGTTGGTTTTGGTCTAAAGAAGATGAACTGTTTCCTTGATCTATATTGTATGTACAAACATACTCATTATTACTCTTAATATGTAAGACAAAAATCTTATTATACATAATAGAATAGCTAGAGGTAATATGATCCAAAAGACCATCTAAGCCCTCTAGGGTTGTGAACGTGCAAAATAATTTATTATTCAAATCTGATATGTTTAAGTTACCCAACTCCTGGAAGTCGTCTACCTTATACATATTGGTGGGTTTATTTAAAATCGTATGTGTTTCCATAATCTATTTTTATTTGCAATTTATGCTTTTTAAATATTAATAATATTTCCTCAATTATCCCGCGTTCACTTTTATCTAAATCAAACAAAAAGGAATCATATGTGTAGAGTATCAATTTAGTTTTTGCCCCTCTTAATAATCTTACCATTTCCCATAATATACAAACGTTATATGACGTCTCCAAGTTCTGCAGCACATAATTCAACAGCTTTTGTGGTTTCATATCTTGTAGCTCACCCTTCCTAAATATATGTTTTGAAATAGGACATTCAATGTAACCCTCACTTTGATATCGAGCCCACAAATCATCAGTATATACTTGCACTTTCCTAAAAAACTCTAAATCTTTATACTTTTCAAATACTCCTCCATATAGTTGCTTAAATGTTAATTCCTTAGCTTTTTGGTAATCTACACCATACATTTCGGCAAACGCCATATGAATGTCTTTGTCACCAAAGTCATAATCAATCAATTTAGCTAATAGGGTTGGATGGTAAGCTCCAATGTCTAATTCAAGTAGTGTGTCATTACATGCTATAAAAGACTTTCTATCTCCGTTGTCTTTGTTAATTGCCGCGTAATTTACTCCTTTAAATCTACTTGAGGGTCTTCCTGTAAGGGTTTTGAAGTTGAATTGCGTGTGAGTGTACTCTCCATCGATGTTGTGAAAACGCGTTTGGAATTCTTCTCTATTAATTCGTATACCACTTCTTTCAATGGAGTTGAATACCATTGTGGTTTTTGTGTTGTAAAAGTCGTTGATGGGTTCATTTATTCTGGGTTTTAATTCATTAAACATATTCTCACAATACTCATAGTGTTTTACTATCGGAATAATACGGTTTAAATCTTTTTTATCTCCCATTTTACTATAAAAGAAAGAATGGGTTTGAGTTGTTTGGCGTATATATGTAGGGGATGTGAGTGTTATGTCATAGAGAGTTTTTAAAATTAAATAGTGTAAGAATTCCTTTTTATCACGAACGTATATAGCATCATAATTTGATAATACGCGTCTTATATCGTCTATACTAGCGTTAGACGTTTCGCTATGCGCCGTGGGTATAATAAATCCTTTAGTTGCTAATAACGGACGAATATAAATGGCACATATTTGGTTTTGAGTTGGGTGTATGGTGTCATTGTAGGGAATTATCTCCACAAATGCCTCCTTATAACCGCTTTTTGAAAATCTTTCTATTTGATCCTCAGATTCTACTAACCAAAACATAACCTTATTTTAGACTAATATACGAATGGAGTATGGGGTTACCAAATTACTTATAATATCTTAAAAAGTCAAATTTTAGGAATCTACCTAGCCCTACTATTTTCATTCTTTTTTCTTGAAGTTGTACTATGTTACTATTTGTTAGGTTAACCGAGGATTCAACTCCAGCTATAGTCCAGGGGATAATAATTAAAAGATAGGGTTCCCACAAATAATCCCCATTTTTACTATTTAGTTTATCATATAATTTTTTATCTAATTCCAAAAAGGAGTTAGTATTAATTTTCATTGAAAAATACCTTGTAAAAGATCCTATTTCATAGTCGTTAGGGGTTGGTGATGGGTAGCATTGATATGGTAAAAATTTTCTTGTAGAATCATCTAGATTTATACCTTGTAACCCCGCATAAGTTATTACCATATTTTCAGAATACCCCGGGGTATCTATACTATCAAAAATAGTTGGAGCTTCTCCATATGCTAATTTATTTTGAGGGAGTAATGGTGTAAAACTATTTTCTGTATCTTCTACAAATAATAATTCGAGATTTGGTGGATCATTTGGAGTTTTACCCGTAAAATATTTACCATCAAAAGTTTTGTAGTAGGATCCTATATAAACTTCCTGAGATGTTTTGTAGACTAACTTTCGATCGTTAGAATATTGGTTGGTTAGTATTCTATTTTTTGGGATGTACATATCTTATTCTTCGGGGGCTCTAAATATTATTAAATTCCAAGAGTTACTTGGTCTTGTTCTATAAGGGAAATCTGTATTATAATTAAGTTTAGTTGATGTAGCCCATTTAGGGGAATTAATATCACCCACATAAATTTGAGTATGTCCATATTTTTTATGAGTTGCTTGAGGATCACCATCATTAGCATAATATGCTACAACATCCCCGTAACCCCAAGTTGTTCCTGTAATTTTTGATATAACCCCGGATTTTGAAAGTCCTGTTAATGTAGTTTTAGAGTAACCTAACCTTGTTAAATTATTATAATACTCATTATTATTATTTGCATTACCCCCAGCTGAAACTTGTTGGGATGGGATCGATTGACCTTGTAAAGCATTTACATAACCCGCAGCTAGGTTAAGAGTCCACCTAGCACACATCCCTTTAACCTCACCATCCCTAGAAAATACACCATCATAACTAGTTAACATTGCTTCTCGCCTTGTAGGAGAATCCGGTTGTTCTGTTTCTGGAACTGGGGGTTCGCTTGTTGGGGGTAATGGGGGTTCATTATTAAAGAATGGAGGAAATGGGTCAGTTGGAGGTTGGATTACTTCCCCTAATTCTACATTAGGTACAGAAAGAGTATCTAATTTTGTTACCCACCCATCTTTTGATATAGAATGATTAATACCCGTTAATTGTAAGGCAACTGCATCCTTTTCATAAGATATTGGTAGGATTTCATCAGTCATTTTAAATTTTTGATAAAGTACCATCCCACTTAACCCATCTATATCTAATGATAGGTTAAAAGGTAGAAAAAAAGGTGCTGGAAGTTGTTGGGTAACTCGTGTGTTGGTTGCATCCGTAAGAATGCCTAATGCTAGTTCGGTATTAGTAAGGTTATTTGATGTAAATGAGGTAATAGTTTCATTAACCCATTTCAACTCACCATAAAGTTGATTTATGGGTTTTATTAATAGGTTTGTATCTTTCCAAACTTTTTGTGATTCTTTTTCTTCTTCAGTGTTGGTATCTTTTAAATCATAGGAAGATTTTTCGGGAATAA